TAGTCAAAACGATTTTAATGATGTGAAATATGGAAGAAAATTAGTAGATAGCTATAATTTAGAAAATGCTATAAATTATGTAAATTTAATATATGGAGAGAACGATATTCAATACAATAAAAAACAACTTCAAGACTATGTCACAAAAGTTAAATCTGCACTACAACAGTTTATTGACTCAAACCCTAATCATGCGTTATTTGCTAGATGTAATAGTTATTTAAATCAATTAACCGCATTAAATTTAGACAATATAAATTATCCTTTAGAAAAATCATTAGAGCAGCATCTCTATGATATAGGACAAACATCATTTCATCCTTTACAAATACCATAAAAATTGCTATTAAATTAGCATAATGTTTGAAAAAATAATAGAGTTTAGTGCTCATAAAGATTATTTCGACCTTGAACAAGATTTTCCTATTCCAACAAAATTAAATATACCAGAGTGGTTCAAAAAACTAGAGCATACAGTTGAAAGAAAAACCGTAAAAGGATGCGTACCTTTTTTAGATTCATTGACAGCAGGATATTTATTAAAAATTCCTCAAGATATTATTATAAGACATAACGTAGATGTTAAAAACGATAAAAATGAAACAATTAAAGACACATTTCAAATGTCTTCTTTATATAGATCAGAACCAGTTATTTCTGCAAAAGCATTAAATTTAAATACTAGAGTAGAGACGCATCCTATACAACAATTAGAAGGATCTCCTCATATAGAAAAAAATAAAAATTTGCCTTTTCATAAAATATTAAATCCCTGGAAAATAAAAACACCTGCAGGGTATTCTTGTTTATTTGTCCCTCCTTTAAATAACGCAGACGATAGATTTTCTATAATACCTTCAATTGTAGATACAGATACTTTTCCAAATGAAATTAATTTTCCAATTGTAATTAATGGCGATAAGTACCCTGTTTTAGAAACTACATTTAAAAAAGGAACTGTTTATGTACAAATTATACCTTTCAAAAGAGATTCTTGGAAAATGAATATAAAAAGTAGATCACAAAAAGAAATACAAAACTCAAGAATTTTTTATGAACTTAACATATTAAATACTTATAAAAACAATTTTTGGAATAAAAAATCATGGAAATAAAAAATTTTATTAGAGTTTATGACGGTGCTTTACCTTTAAATGTTTTAGGCAATTTAATACGTTTTACCTCTAAATGTGACTTTAAAGAAAGTTCGGTAGGGGCAGGAGAATATACTGTAAATTTTAATATTAGAAAAGCATATGTATTTCCCATTGCAAATACAAACAAATCTCTTACTGCTGTCCATTGGTTTAATATACTTCATCATTATTTTAATGCTGGTTTAAAAAGATATAAAAATGATGCTAATATTTTAGACTATGGTGTGGATAGAATAATTAATATTGATCTTTTAAAATATGAAAATACTGGTTTTTATACATGGCATGTAGATCACTTTGCTGACATACCTAGAACCATGAGTTGCATACTATTATTAAATAATGATTATGAAGGAGGAAATTTATGTTTTAGGAATCCAGATGGATCAGGTGAATTTGAAGTAGATGTTAAACCAAATAGAATGATTATTTGGCCAAGTAATTTTTTATTTCCACATACGGTTAAACCAGTAACAAATGGTACAAGATATTCGGTGGTAGCATGGGCACTTTAACAAAAAATTTTTGTTATTTTGAAAAAAATATAGACTTTAATTTTATATCTAATTTATTAGATAGAAATAATTTGTCGTCTCAAATATCAAGTAATTTTTTAAATAATTTTATATTTGAATCAGTATTTAAAATACATTTAGTAGAACAAGACAGTTTTTTTTATGAATTATTTAATTTATTACAAAATAAATTTAATACATTAAATAAAAAATCAGATTTAGATCTATATTTTTCATTGGTCTCTGGTAATAAAAGTATTGCACATAGAGATGGTTATGATGTATATATAGTAGGTGTATATGGAAAAACTTTATATAGAGTAAATGATGAAGATTTTATTGTAGAAAAAGGAGATTTATTGTATATACCTAAGAATGAATTGCATAAAGCAATAGGATTAACACCAAGAATAACATTGTCCTATGGAATCTATTAAAAATATAAGATATAAAATAATAAAAAATTTTTTAACAATACAAGAAATTAAATTATTGACAGATTATTGTAGAATAAAACACAGAATTAATTTTGATAATTTTGATTTTACATACAATAATAATGGGGATACTTTTTTTTATGCGGATCCATTAATGGAATCATTAATGTTAAATAAAATGGAATTAATGCAAAAAGAAACTGGATTGGAATTACTTCCTACTTATGCGTTTTGGAGAATGTATACCAAAAACGCAGCTTTAGACAAACATAAGGATAGAGCAGCTTGTGAAATAAGTGTTACCGTCATGATAGGATCAGATGGTACACCTTGGCCTATTTATATGGATGGCGTAGGAATAGATTTAAATCCTGGAGATGCTGCTGTTTACCTTGGTTGTGAAGTAGAACATTGGAGAGAAGAGTTTACTGGGGACTGGCAGGCTCAAACTTTTTTACATTATGTAGATAAGAATGGACAAAACAGAGAATGGGTTAAAGACAAAAGATTACTGTATGGTACACAATAATGAAATTTAAACAATACGAAAACGGATCTTGTGATATTGAATTTTCTGAAGAAGAAATACATATAATTAATCAAAATAAAAAAATTCATCTATCCGATGAGAGTTTGCGTCATTTTGGAAATATGTTAGTTAGAATTGTTTCTGAGTGGCAGTTAAAATTTAATGAAAAAACATCTAATCTAACATCCTTTGATGATTCAATTATAAAAGGTGAATGATAAATCATAGTTTTGTAACTTTAATCAAAGAATACGAAATCCTACCTAATAATACATTTATAGATTATATTAAAAGTTTTAATCTAAAAGACAAAGCAGAAAATATTAATAATTATTCTGATAAAGAAGATAGATTGCCAGATTTAAAAAAAAATGTTTCTAGTGCAATTAAAGATATACTTAATGAACATAGATGTATATTAACTGATGTATGGATACAAAAATATAAATTAAATAGTTATCATTCTATGCACGTACATGGAAATGGTAATATTTTTTCTTTTGTATGGTTTATAGACTGCACCGAAACGTCCTCCGAAATAATTTTTCATAATCAAGGGTATCCATACGTATTTACTAATACGTTAAGGATAAAACCAAAAATTGGAAAAATTATTTTTTTTGATGGGAGCATTCCTCATTACGTACCTCCTAATAAAGATACCAGTAGGCTTATAATAAGTGGTAATTGCGATAAATTGTAAATAAGGTTTTATTAAAATTACACATAAATTCTGAGTGTTTAAATTAATTAATATGTAGGTTATAATCTTTATATGCCATTAAGTTTAATAAATATAAGACCAGGCTTTAATAAACAAATAACTGATACAGCTGCTGAAGGGCAATATGTAGACGGTGATTTTGTACGTTTTCGTTATGGATTACCAGAAAAAATAGGGGGATGGTCAAAACTTACTTCTAAAACTATAGCTGGAGTGGCTAGAGCACAGCATCAGTGGACAGATTTAGATGGCAGAAAATACGTGGTCATTGGAAGTCAAAAAGGACTTTATATTTATTATGAAAGTGCTTTCTATGATATCACACCATTAGAAACTGCTCAAACAGGAGGAACCTTTGATACTACTACAGGATCTCCTATTGTTACTATAAATTTAAATGGTCATAACATGACCGCTGGTGATTTATTTACCTTTACCTCTGTGACTCCACCAACAGGTGCTGGATATACTGCAGGAAATTTTCAAGATCAAACTTTTGAAGTTACTAGTGCTACTATTAATACTTTTACTGTAACTATGTCTACGAATGCTACTGCTGACAATACAGCGGATGGATCATGTACTATTAATAGATATATTCAAATTGGTCCTATCGGACAAACTTATGGATACGGATTTGGTACAGGAGGATATGGAGGAGCCTCTGGTTTAACTACTACTTTAAATGGTGCTATTAACAACAGTGTCACCACTATTACATTATCGAGCGCAACTGGTTTTCCTACATCAGGAACTATAAAAATAGACAATGAATTAATTACATACACAGGAATATCTAGTAACGATTTAACTGGATGTACAAGAGGAGTGAATGGAACTTCTGCGGCATCTCATTTAGATAGTGCTGGAGTAGAAGCATATACTGCTTGGGGAGCGGCATCGTTATCTTCCTCTATTACTTTAGATCCAGCAGATTGGTCTTTAGATAATTACGGACAAATATTAACAGCAACTGTTTTAAATGGTAGAACATTTACTTGGCAACCATTAAATTATTCCGCTTCAGCT